GCCTATGTGATCAATTTTCTGGCCGAACACGGAATCCGGTTCGACGTATCTACAATCGATCAGCTGATCGAGGCCGCCGTGCTGCAGCTGCACCACGAGCTGTACGGGAGTGAGCGGGTATGAGTATCAAAATTGGGCAGGCCAGTCTTGGAGAAACCGGAGGACGCAACCAGCAGCCCGGCAACCAGACCGGGCGTGAGCTGAATATCTCCAGCTGGTATAATGGCCGCTGGCTCGGCGTCCTGCGCTACAAAAGCCGCAAAAAGGCTGAGCGGGCCGCGCAGACGTGCGAGGCGGCCATTAAAAACCGGAACATCGGTTACGATATGAGCGACCGGAACACGGCGTACGAGGCCGCAAAGGCCGTCCGATGGGACGTGAGCAAGATTGAAGAGCCAGTGGAGACGGATTGCTCCGCGCTCATGACGCTCTGCGCCGTGGCCGCAGGCTGTGAGGCCGTCGCCGCGCTCTACAAAAAGCAGGGCAACAGCTGCACCACCTACTGTATGCTGCACGATTGGCCTGCGACGGGAGACTTCGAGCTGCTGACCGGCAGCAAGTATCTGACGACGGACGCCAATCTCCTGCGCGGCGACGTACTGGTAAGCTCGGGCCATACCGTAATGGCCCTCGAAGATGGAAAAAATGCAGAGGAGGAGACCGAAATGGTAGAAAAGAGCAAGATCATCGTCGACGGAAAGGAAGTCACCGTTGAGCGCATCCTGAAGAACGGCACGAACTACGTCAAGGTTCGCGATATCGCCGCCGCGCTGGATCTCGAAGTGAGCAACAAGGGCAATATCGCTGTGCTGAATCACAAGGATAAGTAAGGAGGCGGGGCGTATGTCGCCGCAGGCGCGGGCCAAGCTGCCGCCAGAGCTGGGCAGGCTGACCCGCAAGGATATGGAGGCTGTGATCTATCAGGCCAATCTTGGCCGGGAAAATGAGAAGATTGCGCAGCTCTATTTTGTGGATAAGCTTCCCCAGGTAGACGTTGCAACAGAGCTGTTTCTGGGCCGCGCCACGGTCCAGCGCCGCCTGCCGGAGATCATGCGGGAGATGCAGCGGACATCCAGCAAACTGTATAACTGAGATAAGCGCCGAGAAATCGGCGCTTATTTTTAAAAATTTCTGCATTTTCCTCTTGACAATTACACGCATTGCGTGTATAATAAGGCCATAAGATAAAGCAAGGCGATAAGCCGGAAAGAGGTACATCATGGAAACCAAGATCATCAACAACCGTTACGAACTCATTGCTTGCACTGCCATTGCCACCGAGGCTGGTGACACGGAAGAACAGTCCGCGATCCTCTGCCGCGATATGGATGCCTGCCTGGGCGATGCATTCTGCGTGTACTTTGGCTACACGCTGGACGAACTTGCAGACAGCATTGAAGACGCTGACTATCCCGATTTCAGCGACGATACACTCGCCACCGTCCGCATCGACGGTCAGCCCATCAGCGCGTACTGCTTCTGAGATATGGCGAACAAACGAGTAGATCTGGCCGGGAAAACGATAAACTCCATATCCGTTCTGGAGTTTGCCGGGGTGTGCGGCGGCGCAACGCTCTGGAAATGCCGCTGTAACCGTTGCGGGCGCGAATTTACGATTGAAGGATACCGGCTCACGAGCAAAACACGCCCGCGAAAAGATTGCGGATGCTCGCATACTGAAAGGCGTGCAGATTTAACCGGAAAAACATTTGGTGCGCTTGAAGTCCTTCGAGCGGACGGGGTTGGCCCGCACGGAGATCGAATGTATGTGTGCTGCTGCGAATTGTGCGGGCAGGAAAAGGTTTTTCCAGCGTGTACCATCAGATGCAATCCAAAAAGCTGCGGGTGCATGAAACATGATTCAGAGGCCGCGAAAGCGCTGGCGGCTTTGGCCGTAAAAAAGAATGTAGTTGATGGAGTGCAAGTGTACGCTGCTACTCGGAGTGAGCCTAATGCGAATAACGGAAATGGCTACCGATGGGTTCGCGTGCTCCATCGCCAATCTGGAGATTTTATATTTGCGGCTTTCTATGTGCGCGGGAGGCGCTATTACCGCGGCGGGTTCGAATCAACATACTCTGCCCATCTTTGGGCCGAAACTGAGCACGAAAGAGTGCTTCTGGCCGAGGGGATCGAAGATCCCCGCATTCCGGCAAAAAACAATACACAGGAGGAATCCCGATGAAACTTACACCCTTTATCCGCTCCGCCCTCTACGCCGAAACCGGCGCATACACCGACCGCGACGCCTACATCTCCGATATGGTACTGTCCAGCGTCTGGGGCGATGCCGAAGACGCAGATGTTCCGGCAGAGCGGATCGCGCTGCTCGGCGGGATCTGGGACGGCGCGCACTGCACGATCCCGGCGCTGATCAAGATGTACGGCCTGACGCAGACCGGATTTGCGCAGTATTTTGGAATCCCGCTGCGCACCGTGCAGGACTGGTGCGGAGGGCGGCGGGGATGCCCGCCGTATGTGGCCGCAATGGCCGCTGAAATCTTAGCCATGAACGATCGATAATGAAAACTAAGCCCGTGGACTTCTCTGCGGGCTTGAATTTTGAACCAAATTGATACACAACTGAGGCACAAGAAGCCGCAAAAAGGCCCATACTGAACACATCAAAGGAGTGTTCGGTATGGGCTTTTCTTATTTTAATCCAAACCCCGCCGGGCTGAAAGTAGGGGACTGCACTGTCCGGGCTATCGCAAAGGCGACCGGGAAGAGCTGGGACGAGGTGTATATCGGCCTGTGCCTGCAGGGGCTCATCATGGGCGATCTGCCGAGCGCAAACAGCGTATGGAGCGCTTACCTCCGGCAGCAGGGCTTTACCCGGAACGTAATCCCGAACACGTGCCCGGACTGCTATACCGTCGCGGATTTCTGCGCAGATCATCCGCGCGGCGTGTATGTTCTTGCTCTGTCCAGTCATGTGGTCTGTGCGGAGAACGGAAGCTATTTCGATACATGGGACAGCGGCAATGAGATCCCGCTGTTCTACTGGGCAAAGGAGGATAAATGATGTTCGGACAACAGCCGTATGTGTATCAGCAGCCGATTTATAATCAGCCAATCGGCCAGCCGATCAGTCAGCCGATGCAGGAGCCAATGATGCGCCCACAGTACCAGCCCGCGCCGCAGATACCGGCCTACCAGCCGCAGCCCCAGCAGCCGCAGAATCAGTCGATCATCTGGATTCCGAACGAACAGGCTGCAAACGACTTTATCGTCGCGCCCAACAATGCCGTTACGCTTTGGGATATGAACGCGCCGGTTGTGTATGTGAAAAAGGCCGATGCAAGCGGCAAGCCGACCATGACGACCTACGACCTTGTAGAGCGTGCGCAGGCCGCGCCAGCGCCCGCAGCGCCGCGAAAAGACATGAGCGAAGAATATGTGACCCGCAGAGAGTTTGAAGAGCTTGTGGCGAAGCTGGCCGCCCCAAGCGTCAGGCCGCGAAAGATGAAGGAGGCGGACAATGAACCCGCTGTTTAACGCCCTCGGCGGCGGACAGTTGCCCGGCCCGATGGGGCAGTTCCAGAACATGATACAGCAGTTCCGGCAATTCCAGAACAGCTTTCAGGGGGATCCAAAAGCAGAGATCGAAAAGCTGGTGCAAAGCGGGAAAATCTCGCAGCAGCAGTTGAACCAGCTGCAGCAGGTGGCGGGGCAATTCCGGCAACTGCTGCAATAGTTCGGGAATTCCGAACAGTTGAACGATCAAAATCGTGGCCACGATTGAGATAAATCTTTTGAATCTACGAAAGGAATGAAAAATATGAGTTTGAATGACGGCTCCCCGACCATGACAATGCCCGTCGCGCCTACCGGCATGACAGGTGGCGGCTGGGGCGGCTTCGGCGGTGATAATGGCTGGTGGATCATCATCCTGTTCCTTGCCATTTTCTGCGGCTGGGGCGGCAATGGAAACGGATTCGGCAACAACGGCAGAAATTCCGGCGGCGTTGTAGACGGCTATGTGCTGGCCTCTGACTTCTCCAACATCGAGCGCAAGATCGACAGTGTAAATCAGGGACTTTGCGACGGATTTTACCAGCAGGCGCAGCTTGTCAACGGCACCAACATGGCGATGGCAAACGGCTTCGCTCAGGCCGAGCTTTCCCGCTGCAACCAGCAGGCCGCGCTTATGCAGCAGCTGAACAACATGGCGATGCAGGCACAGGAGTGCTGCTGCGAAAACCGCGCTGCAATCGCCCAGGTGCGCTATGACATGGCGACGCAGGCGTGCGACACCCGCAACACCGTGCAGAACACCACCCGCGACATCATCGACGCCATGAACTGCGGCTTCCGCAGCATCGACCAGCGTCTGACGGCGCAGGAGCTTGCGGCGAAGGACGCGAAGATTGCAGAGCAGAACCAGCAGCTTTTCGGCTACCAGCTGGCAGCATCGCAGGCGGCACAGAACAATTACCTTGTTTCCACGCTTCGCCCGAGTCCCAGCCCGGCCTATGTTGTCGCGAATCCGTACTGCTGCAACAGCGGCTACAACTACGGCTGCGGCAACTGCGCGTAACAACTCTACATCGTAGAGCTTTTTCGTGGCCTCACGAAAATGGTCGGCCCCATTGCCGATACTCGACAGCAACGCGGCGGGGCAATCGTCCCGCCGCTGTATTTTTATGAAAGGAATGATTTTATGGCTGAATTTACATCATCCGGGATTCAAACTGTCGCCGCTGGGCAGAACGTCCCGCTGATCTCCACGGCGGCTTGCGGAAAGCCGTGCATCGTACATCGCGAAGGAAGCGGGCTCGTTACGCTGCGCGGGCTTACGCAGCAATGCAAGGCAAAGTTCCGCGTATCCTTTGGCGCGAATATCGCCGTCCCTACAGGCGGAACAGCAGGTGCCATTACCGCTGCGCTTGCAATCAACGGCGAACCTCTGAGCAGCGCCACAGCGGCCGTAACCCCTGCGGCTGTTGAGAACTATTTCAACATCTTCGTTTCCACATTCGTGGAAGTCCCGCGCGGCTGCTGCCTGACTGTAGCGGCGAAGAACACCAGCGCGCAGGCGATCAGTTTCGCAAATAGCAATATGATCGTCGAGCGCGTATCGTGAAAGGAGGATGCAATATGTACGATTTGAGAAACCTGCGTGAAATGCTCTGCAAAGAGCTTGACGAAATCGCCGACAAGCGTGAAATGTCTGCGGGCGATCTGGACGCGATCCAGAAGCTGACGAGTTCCATCAAGAATACCTACAAGATCGAGATGGCTGAAGACGGCGGCTATTCCCGCGACGGCGAGTGGGAGGCGGATATGCGCGGTACTTACGGCCGGGGCAGCTCTTACCGTGGCCGCCGCCGTGACGCAATGGGCCGCTATACCCGCGCTGATGCCCGCGAGCATATGCGTGCGCAGCTGGACGATATGATGCGCGACGCGGACGACGATAAAACCCGCGACGCGATCCGCCGCTGCATGGAGCAGATCGAGCGGGCATAAGGAGAGCGCAATATGTTGGATGCAGCCGAAATCCGGAAAGAGATTGCTCGCCTGGAATATGAGGAATCCGACTATAAGAATTACGCTAAGCTTGCGGATCTGTACGTGATCCGCAAGCAGATGCAGGAAGAGGAACGGGGCGACGGCGGTAAGTATGTGGGTTACTACTCCGGCGCTCCCGCCCCTGTGACCGCAGAACCGGCTATCGTTGGCGAGTACGGGGACAGTGAGTTTTTACTTGCGGTAGCTGGGAAAAACCCGGCAAAGGCTTGGGCGGTTGTTGATGAACTTATGGACACACTATCGCTTGTGAACCGAAAAGTCTATGATTCTGTGCTGCGGAAAATAAAGTCCATGTAGCAAAAAACAGGGGAGTCCCCTCGCATTGCGCTTAATTTGTAGCATACAATGTAGCATACAGGAAATGATTTTATGTTACATAGCGTGTCATAATGTGATTTTTCGCTTTTTGGGAATACGCGGAAAATAGGGCAAAAAGCATAAAAAAGTACCGGTTTTAGCTGCTTTCAAGCTAAAACCGGTACTTTGGCGCGGAAGGAGAGATTTGAACTCTCGCGCGCTTTTTAGACGCCTACTCCCTTAGCAGGGGAGAAAAACCCATTGAAAACACTGGGGAAATTGGCGTTTGTAACATATTTTGTAGCATACATAATTCACTCTGTCGAGTCGTTTTGCAACTGATTTACGGCATCGACCATGCCTTTCATGTCCGGGTGTACGTACCGTTGGGTAGTCGTTATCTTCGTGTGGCGCATGATTTCCTTGATCGTAAACGGGTCGATGTTTTTCATCGCGAGGGCTGTAGCGGTTGTATGGCGGCATGAGTAAGGTGGTAGCTTTTGCACTCCGGCAAGCTCCAAACACTCATAATATCTCTTGTAAAAATTATCTTTGTTTATGCAGCAGATATTTCCGACGCGCGATTTGCTTTCTTCGCATAGTTCATGCAGCACCGGCGCAACGAAATCCGGGAAGACCATAGGCGTTTCCTTCCGCTTCTTTGTCTTTATGCCGCCTCGGACGATCTCATTCTTTTCAAAGTCAATCATATCTTTCTTGAGTTTCAGAAGCTCACCGGGCATCATGCCGGTATAAATCATCGTTAAAATAAACCCAACGAAGTGGTCTTTTGCATACGCTTCCCATAGCTTTTTTACGTCGGCGTCGGTAAACGGCTCCGGCGACTTCTCTTCCAATTCCGGAAGCTTTATGTACTTTGCAAGATTCACGGTTGTCTGCTTTTCTGCGATTGCGAGGTTATAACAGTGGGAAAGGACGGTTTTCATATCTTTCCGTGTGTAATAGGTGCTGGCGTTGCGGTCGATAACATCCTGTATCTGCGCGATGGTAAGCGCGTCTATCTCACGGTCGGCGATTTCTCTCATGCGCTCGAAAGCCTTTTCCGCCGCTCCCTGACGATCAGCCGATAAGGACAGATAATCCCCACGCAGATATGTTTTGTAGTATTCTCTGAGAGTGGGGATTCGCTGCTCTTCCTTCGGAGGGTTTGCTGCATATTGGAGGGCGGCGCGCTTTGATGTAAACCCGCCTTTTGTTCGCATCTTTTGCCGAAGCTTGTCGTTCTCGTCTAGGTAAGTTCTTTCTGTCCAACGCGCCGTCCACGTCTTCCCTCGCTGGTAAGCGCTTCCTTGCCCGTTCCCGCGTGTCCGGTTTCGCCGCGCTTCCTGTTTTTTCCCGCACCAGCAACAGTAGGGCGCGCCGTCTGGAATTTCTTTTTTACACTTGATGCACTCCATGTTTCCCTCCACGTTCTTTTCGGATCGCGTAGAAAGTAATTGCAGAAGCCAGAACTGAACCTACGATCAGGGCGATACACGCCCATGCGGTTACGGTCAAATCTCCATCGCGAATGAGGCCTGCGTTCCGAATCTGCGCATCCGTTACAAGGCAGGCAATCAGGGTAAAGGAGAGCAGCAAACAAAATAGGGCGAGAATGTAACACATTGTATGTGTAGACCTTATCTGCGCGCTCTGTAGGGCTGTTGCTGCCTCCAGCTTGGCGTTTTCAAGCTCGACGTGATGGATCTGCTTGGTCAGCTTTTCCGGGCTTCCGACGCGATTTTCAAGGCCGAACAGCTCGTCGAGCGACAACCCGAGCGTTTTGCATAGCGCAGCCGAGTTGTAAAGCCGTGGATCCGCTTGTGTTCCAGCGTATAATCGGCTCACGGCAGAGAAGGAAACGCCGGACTCGTTCGACAGCTCCTCCAACGTCATCCCGCTTGCATCTTTTGCCCTTCTGATCTTCCCCTGATACGCGCCGATAAACGGAGCGAGATCCTGTATTGCGGACATGATTACGCCTCCATTCGTAAGTTTCAGTTTTATTTCTTACATTTTCCATATAAAAATGCAAAACATGTGACAAGAACGCAGGATTCGCCCTTTTCTTACAAACATTATCTGGTACAATGAAAACGTAGCAGATAGTTCCTGAATTCGGCATCTGCTGAAATGGCCCCACCGTATGTTCCAGATACGATGGGGCCGGTCAAACCAAATATTATATCAAATCATCAGTCCCATAACCTGTACACCATCTGGTTCCTGATTCCCAAAAATAACGCGGTCTGTTTGTTTATAATGCCATGTTGATTTTTAGAACAATCGTTCTATAATAAATGTCAGGAGGAAAAAATATGGAGTGCATCAATATCCGGGTAAACAATGGGCGGGTCGACGTGACGGTCGACGGTGCGAAGCTGACAGACGTGCATAGCGTCAGCGTGGACTACATCAGGGGCATTCCGCTCCTGTTTTCCTGCGTCGCGGACGTAGGCCGGGAACAGGACGATCGGCGGGAACCGAGAATCCTGCACTGAATTTATTGTGCGTCCCTCGAGTTCGCTTCCTCCAGCACATTTCCGGCCTGGTCTACAAACTGCACACGCACGTTGTCGGCCGGAGTTCCGTTGAATGCGTTGTACATACCGCCGTACATATAAAATGCCAGTGTAAGGAGTGAGTCCTGAAGCCCAACCACATCAGTAGAAAGCGTTACAGTAAAGGACGTGTAATCGCTGGACGCTTCGGCGGAAATGACGTTTGGGTAGTCAGAGGAACCGGCCATGTCCGCAAGCTGGGCGTCAATGTTCTGCGCCAGCTCCTGCATAAGCTCTTTGTGCCGTGCCGCCGTCATAACGTAGGTCGCGGAGCCGTCAGGATTCAGCTCTATAGACAGAAGCCCGTCTGTTTCCTTTACCTTTTCGTCCAATGCCTGCTGCGTCGCATCTTCGCCGATAAAGTCGGCTGGGATCGTGAGCTTGACCTTATTGCCCCATGTTTTTTCAGCCGTTATCGGTGTGGTTGCCGTTTCCTCGGTCTGTGCGTCGTCTTCCGTCTTTGCCGACTCCGATGCGGAGATTGTATCCGGCTCCTGCCTCTTGATCGGCTCGGCTGGCTTCTTCGCGGGCTTTGATGCGATAAGGACAACTGCCAGCACAACGGCAGCGAACGGAACAGAAAGAATCGCGATTTTTTGAACCGAAATCATCTTTTTGTTTCTTGCGCCGCATTCCGGACAGACGCGGGCACTTGCATTGATTTGCGTTCCGCAAGAGCGGCAGATCATCTTCCGGTTCGGCGTGTCACAGTGCGGGCAGAACTTCTCCCGTTCCGGGAACTCTGCCCCGCATCTTGGGCACTGCACAATATATTCATTTTTAGTCATCAATGCGGCACTCCTTATATGGTTTGTAAACAATTACATATTACCACTTAGAACCAGCCACCGCAACATAGAAGCTGCACAAAAATAAACGTCGGAATTTGGAAGATTAGAGAAGGAGGACGCAAAAATGACTTGTGTTCAGGGTGATCTGTGCTATAATAAGGGTGAAGAAATTGCGCCCGCTGATATTGGCTTTCAGTATTTAATGGAACTTACATCAGAGGAAAAACTAGAACTAATTAGAATGTGGAAGGAGCGAAACAATGTTTCTGAGCAAGGAAAAGTACGATAATATTATGCTGCAGTTGTGCAGAATCAGGACTGAAATTTCTACAAAAGATGAGTGCGGAGAAGCGTGCCGGATGTGCGAACACGCGATCGGCGCGGCCAGCCCAGGCGGCGACATCGTGCTTGTCTGCGAAAAAAAGCTTAAAGCAGTTTGCAGCGACTTTAGCCCTCGGATCCTGACAGACATTTGTTCAGGAAATTCCAGAAATGTTCAGACGTAAGCATCCCGAGCAGGAATGAGATTACTGCAATCACTAAATCATGGATTCGACTAGCCTTTGTGGACTTCTTCCGCTGATCAATATACGCCAAGTAGTCCTTCCCGCGTTCTTCTATTTCAATTGCGCAGGACGCGCCAAACGATAACACAGGGACACCATCTTTGCTGGGGATTGGGTGCAGATTTGCAAGTCCAAAATGTTTCAGCCTATTTGCGGTCTGGAAAATATCATCCGTCGCAAATATTCTGCTATCTGCCAACGCTTTAAGCATTTTTCTTTCATCTTTGCTCAACTCGATTTCCGAAAACGGAAGGTCGCTTGCATCATCCATTCTGCTTTCTCCGGCTCTTTAGCATACGCGCCATTTTGAGCAAATCACGGCGCTCATTTTCATCCGCAGAACTCCAAATGTCACGGAGTTCTGCGGTTTCGCTATCTTCGGCCTCATCCTTCGGGATGGGGTCTTTTTTTATGCCCTCCTGCGGAACGAGTTCCTCGTCCGGCAGCAGGTCTGCCACGGATACACCGAGATATTCTGCGATAGCCGGTAGCTTGCTCTTTCTCGGCTTTGTTCTCCTAGTGTTCCACTGACTATAAACGCCACTAGATACACCGAGAAATTCGCACAAGTCAGCGCCGGTCTTTTTGCTCTTGGTCAAGTAATAATTGATTTTGTCTATTGTATCCATATTAGTCAATAAATAATTGTTCAAAATGCAATACTATGATAACTAAGTTTTTGTTGACATTCTTAGTAAACTTAGTTATAATAGTTTTTGTTAGGGCGGAACTTACAAGTGAGGTGATGGCGTGAAGAAAGACAAGTATATATGGGGATTTCAGATTGTTGGTTCAGACTGCGGATATGACGAGTTCGGGACGTTCCATTGCGCGTGCGGTCATTGCCTTCCGTTACGAGTTGATGTAAGTAAGGGCGGCAAATATCGCGGCAGCGACTGCGGCGACGGCAGATACGACGGTGAAAAACATGTTGATAAGAAACCGCCTTTTCTCCGTGCGTGCTTTCGAGCCTTCGGTTTCGACAAGCACATTTAGACCGTTTTCTTCTATGGACTTGTAGCGCTTATTCCGATTGAGAAACAACCTGATTCTTTCTCTGAACGACTTGCACATGATTCATGCCTCGGCTTATGAGGCGTGAAAAGAACACCGCCCCGGACAGCTTATCGGATTGTTTAATAATGATAGGTGGTACTTTCATAATAACACAATTCACTAAGTTGTCAAGAAAAACTTAGTATTCACAGACAGGAGGTATGTAAAGGCATGGGTTTTAAGGAAGCGAGGCTTGCCGCTGGATTGACCGTTCAACAGGTGGTCAAGGCGCTAAAGGTTTCAGACGCATCCGTTTATCTGTGGGAAACCGGGCAGATGTATCCGAAGACGGCGCGCCTGCACGAAATCGCAGATCTGTACGGCTGCACAGTGGACGAGCTTTTAAAGCCGAGAAAGGAGGGAAAATGACGCTGGACGATATCCGGGCAATGTCAAAGCCCACAATCCTCGCAAGCGAGGCGGCGCAGGTGCTCGGCTGTAACCCGCAATGGCTTCGCTTGATGGCGAGGGAACGGCCTGAAAAGCTGGGCTTCCCGGTCTGCTGCACAAGCAAGCACAGAGTAAAGATCCCGAGAGAGCCGTTTTTGCGGTTTCTCGGAGCATGAGGAGGAACAAATGAAAGTCAGATTAACATTTTTGGAGCCGGTTCTTGGCACATGGCCGAGCAACGAGAACATTGCGCGTGACTTTATCGCAAGCAAGGCCCCGGACGCAAGCACGATTGAGGATGAGATCGCAGCACTCGGCGCGGACGCTGTTGCCGAAAAGGGAAAAACCGTTTTCCCGCGTACCGACGGACAGCCGATTCTGTACGATTATCAGATCAAAGGCTTTTTCAAAGACGCCTGCGGTATGCTGGCACGCGTGAAATCCAAGAAATCCAGCGCCCTGAAAGCCTATAAGAAGATCATCGACGGCCTGATCTTTGTAGAGCCGCGCATGATTCCCATTGAGGTCAACGGCGAGATCGGCGAATGCCAGCGGCCGCTTCGTGCGCAGACCGCACAGGGCGAGCGTGTCAGCCTTGCGAACTCCGAGGAAATCCCGGCAGGCAGCTCCATCGAGCTTGATATCGTGATGCTCGATGAAAAGGCACACAAAGAGGCAGTGCTGGAATGGCTGGAGTATGGCCGCCTGCGCGGCATCGGCCAGTGGCGGAACTCCGGCAAGGGCAGATTTACCTACGAGGTTCTGAATGGTTAAGTGCAAGGGTGAGGCCACGCAGGGACTTGCGATGGAAGCGCGTCGCTGAGAGCAGCGGTGAACGGCAACGGAATTGCTTCGTACCGATGGGCGTAGATGCGCAACGGCAGTGTTTAGCGGTGATAGGCGCAGCAAAGGAAAAGCATGGAAACGCTCAGGAATACAATGAACTGCAATGGCTTGGCTTAGTGTGGCAAAGAACGGCAAAGGCAAGGAATGAATAGCCCAGCAACGCAGGGGCATGGCAAATCATCGAAGGCTACGCGCAGCTACGGCGCAGCAACGAATGCAAAGCAGGGGAATGGCAAGGCAACGCCAAGCAGCGGCAACGAATTGCGAAGCAACGAACAGAAATCAAAAAAGGAGAGGACAGCATGAGAACAAACCTTGTCGCGGAAACGACTGAGGAACGCCGGGAACGGCTGCGGGAGGAATTAGAGGCCCGCAAGGCGGCGCGGCGGATCGTCAAAGGAATGTGCCTTTGGGTCAGCGGCGCAGCGATGATCCTGTCAGCAATGGCCGGGACGGCCGCAATGACGTATGAATGCGTTGTGACTGGCTTCGTCGCGCTCGTAGCGCTGCTGTACGGGCTGGCATAAAGAAATGACCCCTGCCGCGCGGCAACGCGACAGAGGCCGAAAGGAAAACGATTGTCGCCCTCATTATAGGGCAGAAAGGAACCTATGTCAAGTTTAACGGATTCCCGCGTCCGGCATGGTGCGAAAGCCTGCGTCGACGCGGTACGGGCCGACTACCCGAAGTTCAACAAATGCCTGCTTTCTCAGTGCGAAGCGCCGGAGAAATACGGCGTACAGCTTGTTCCAGAGGCAGCTGCGGCGGTCAAGGCGCTGGACGCGCCCAAGAACCGCAGCGATAAGCGCCGGAAGGTGAACCGGTATTATTTCCGGCTGACGGACGATCAGGCTAAGAAGCTGGACAGGCTTCTGAAAAAGCTGGGCTATTCTACGGTTCAGAGCTTCTGTGAAGCGCTGATTCGGCAGGAGGTGAGCCGGAATGGCATATGACGGCGAAAATCTGTACTTGAGCATTCCGGAGCCGGAGTACGAGCCGGACGAGCCGGAGGACGAAGATCGCTACTTGTTCCCGCCACTGTGGCGGGTGGGAAAGATGAAACAGGAGGTAGAGTAAATGCTCGATACGATCTCAACGGCGAAGATGAGCCGCGAAGAATGGCTGGAGGAACGCAGAAAGTCCATCGGCGGGAGTGATGCGGCGGCTGTTATCGGAATGAGCCGCTTTGCAAGCCCGTACACGGTATGGATGGATAAGACTGGGCGTCTCCCGGAAAAGGAAGACACAGAGGCTATGCGGATCGGCAGAGATCTTGAGGAGTATGTTGCGAAGCGTTTTGAGGAAGCGTCCGGGAAAAAGGTGCGGCGCTGCAACTACATCATTCGGAATCCCGCGTATCCGTGGGCGCACGCAGACATTGACAGGCGAATTTCCAGCGAAAATGCAGGGCTGGAATGTAAGACAACCTCGACGCTTGACACTCGGCAGTTCAACGGCGTGGAGTTCCCGGAACGCTACTATGCACAGTGTGTGCATTATCTTGCTGTCACCGGCCTTGACCGTTGGTATTTGGCGGTGCTCGTATTCGGGCGCGGATTCTTTACATACACGCTTGAGCGCGATGAGGCGGAAATCTCCGCGCTGATGGAGGCGGAGAAGCTTTTCTGGCGGTGCGTCGAGGAAGACACCCCGCCTGCACCGGACGGTTCGGAGGCGACGACGGACGCGATCAGCACGGTTTATGCCGATAGCAACGGCGAACAGCTTGATTTGTTCGGACGCGAACAGCTGCTGGCTGAGTATATGCAGATCAAACGTCAGGCGGCGGCACTGGCGGAGCGCAGCCGCGAGATTGAAAACACGATCAAGCTCGATATGGGCACGGCAGAGCGGGCCGCCTGCAACGGCTACAATGTATCTTGGAAGCAGCAAAGCAGGCAGACGTTCCAGCCCAAAGCCTTTAAAGAGGCATACCCGGATATCGATTTGACGCCGTTCTATAAAACGGTGCAGGCCCGGCCATTCAAAATTACAGAAATGAAACAGGAGGAAGAATCATGAACAAAATCCAGCAGGCAACCGCGCAGACGGCAATGAAGGCACAGAGCGGCGGAAATCCGACAATGCAGCAGTATATCAAGCAGATGGAGGGGGAGATCAAGAAAGCGCTTCCGTCCGTCATGACGCCGGAGCGGTTCACGCGGATCACGCTTTCCGCCCTTTCCACGAATCCGAAGCTGGCGCAGTGTACGCCGCAGTCCTTTCTCGGCGCGATGATGACCGCCGCGCAGCTTGGCTTGGAGCCGAACACGCCGCTTGGGCAGGCATACTTGATCCCGTATTGGAACGGGAAACAGAACCGTCTGGAATGTCAGTTCCAACTTGGGTACAAAGGCATGATTGATCTGGCATACCGCTCCGGCGAGATCCAGACGATCCAGGCACAAGTCGGACACGCGAACGATACGCTGATTGCCGAGTATGGTACAGAATGCAGCCTGAAATTTATCCCGAAGCTGAACGGAGATCGCGGCGACCCGGTGAACGTCTGGGCGATGTTCAAAACAAAGGACGGCGGCTACGGATTCGAGATCATGACGCTGGACGATGTTCGCGCCCATGCGCAGAAGTACAGCAAGGCATACGGTTCCGGCCCGTGGCAGACCAACTTCGAAGAGATGGCAAAGAAGACCGTTCTGAAAAAGGTTCTGAAATATGCCCCGATGAAGTCTGAATTTGTCCGGCAGATCGCGCAGGACAGCACGGTCAAGACGGAGATCAGCGACGATATGTTCAGCGTTCCTACTGTTGTCGCAGATGCGGAAATGGTAGACAATATGCCTGTTGACCAGACTACAGGTGAGGTCATGGAGGGCAACGCAAATGCTGAATAAAATCGTTATGATGGGCCGTCTGACCCGTGACCCGGAGCTTCGGCAGACGCAAAGCGGAAATTCTGTTGTATCCTTCACGCTTGCCTGCGACCGCGATTTCGCGGCGCAGGGCGCGGAGAAGGAAACGGACTTCGTGGATATCGTCGCATGGCGCGGCACGGCTGAGTTCGTCAGCAAGTATTTCTCCAAGGGCCGCATGGCCGTGGTGTCTGGCCGTTTGCAGATCCGCAACTGGGAAGATAAGGACGGAAACAAGCGCAAAACGGCAGAGATCGTCGCAGAAAGCGTTTATTTCGGAGACAGCAAGCGGGACGGGCAGAATGCTTCTGCCGCTGCACCGGCCTCTTCGGAGTTCAAGCCGCTACCGAGCACAACGCCGGTTCCGTTCTCTGCGCCGGATATGCCGCAGATGGAGATCGGCGACGAAAGCGAGCTTCCGTTCTGATGGAGGGCGCTGCGATGCTTTTTGATGTTTGCATTGAGGAATTTGTTACAGGCTGCGTGGAAGCTGAGAATGAGATCAATTTTTACAACGTGACTGTGGAAGAACTCGAAGTCCTGACAAAACTTGTTGACCGGCGCGATCAACTGCTTATTACCTGTCAGCCGAAAAGTGAGGGCTGACGGATGGGAGATAAAAAGGAATACGTCAAGCTGTGGCTGAGTTACAGGAGCTATTTCGAGGCGTACAGTGCTGCTGAGGTGGGGCGCTTGGTGCTGGCCGCGATGGATTATCGCGAGTCGGGAGCAGAGCCAGAGTTCAGCGGGAGTGAACGTTTCATTTGGCCTGCGATTCGACGGGACATTGACGAATCCGTAGCGGCGCAAAAAGCCGTCTCCGCGTCCAGAAGCGAGGCAGGAAAGCAGGGCGGTCGGCCTGAATCCGAAAAAGCAAATGCTTTTGACGAAAGCAACGAAAAGCAAAAAAAGCAAATGCTTTCCGAGGAAAGCAAAAAAAGCTATGGACAAAGGAAAAGGACAAAGGAAAAGGACAAGGACATGGACAGTATTCTTTCCCCCCTTCCCCCCACGCTGCGCGAATCCGTTGAGAAATGGGTGGCATACAAGGGAGAACGGCGGGAGGAGTATAAGCCTGTCGGCCTGCAAAGCCTTGTTACGCAGATCACAAAGGCTGCGGAGGAATACGGCGAGGAAGCCATGATCGACGTGATAACCCGCTCTATGGCCGCAAATTACAAGGGGATCGTGTTTGACTGGCTGAAAGAGGCCAGCACACGCCCTGCGTCGCTTGGCCGCGCTGCAAAGCCCGGCTACGGTGTGCAGGGACACCACGACGAACTGAATCCACTGGAACGTGCAGCCGTGGACAGAGTGATGGGGCCGGTGTCAAAGGGCGCTGCCCGATTGCAGCAATGCGTGCAGCGCCACGGGGACGAACTTGATGTGTTCCAGCTGGAGGCGGTCGAGCGAATGCTTGCGGAAAACAAGGAGGGATGAAAAGTGAAGGTTCTCGTAGCCTGCGAAGAATCGCAGGAAGTCTGCAAGGCATTCCGTGCGCTTGGACATGAGGCGTACTCCTGCGATATATAAGAACCGTCCGGCGGACACCCGGAGTGGCACATCTTAGGCGATGCTGTGGATGTTGTCAATAGACCGACTGGAGTTATTACCACAATGGACGGCGCAACGCATATTGTTACTTGGGATTTGCTGATCGCACACCCGCCGTGCACATACCTCAGCAATGCAGGCGCGCGGCACTTGTGGAAAGGGCATCAACTGCAAGCGGACAGGGTAATGTTCGGAATAAAGGCACGTGACTTCTTTATGGAGTTTTATCGTGCGAATATACCGCTTGTGGCGGTCGAGAATCCTGTACCGAGCAAGGTTTTTGTAATGCCGGAATACTCGCAAATCATCCAGCCGTATCAATTTGGGCATCCGTACACTAAAAAAACATGCCTTTGGCTGAGAAATCTTCCACCATTAGAGCCTACAAATGTTGTTGAGCCGGTCGCTACATGGTGCCCAAGCGGAAGCTATAGCCATAAGCATGGGGAACAGCATAAAGGTATGTTTACCACGGATAGGGCCAAAAACCGTGCAAAGACATTCCCCGGAATCGCAAAGGCGATGGCGGAACAGTGGGGAGGAATGGAGGATATATGAAAGACGAGAAAATCGCGCAGGCGCTGCGGTGCTGCGCGAAGGGGCTTGGACACGACGACGCGTGCGAAAACTGCAAGGTCGGAGAAATCCAAGATCGGCGGGAATACATCGAGTTTGCGGCAGCTAACGCAATCGAGCGCCTGACCGCCGAGAACGCGGCGCTGCGGGAGAAGGTGCCGCAGTGGATCAGCGTGGAGGAACGGAGGCCGGAACCGGGAAAACGCGTCCTTGCTACGGACGGCGTATTTGTCGGCGAGGCGTACCGCACGAGCGCGGATACATGGAGAAGATATGACGGAATAGCTATGCGGGACTGCCTCGGCAGTATAGTCACCCACTGGATGCCGCTGCCGGAAGTGCCGGAGGAACACAATGGAAAAGAAAATTCTTGATGTTACGTGCGGTTCCCGCACGATCTGGTTCAACAAAACACATCCGGCCGCAGTGTATTGCGATAGCAGGCGCGAATCATACACTGGAATCTGGAAAAGCACGAAGAATGATTCTGAGCGGCAATGTGTGATAGCCCCTGATATACAATGTGATTTCACGGATCTTCCGTTCGAAGATGATACATTCACGCTTGTGATCTTCGATCCTCCACATTTGGAGCGTGCAGGTGAAAACTCGTGGATGCGGAAGAAATACGGTGTGCTAAGCGAAAACTGGCCGCAGATGCTGCATGATGGTTTTCGTGAGTGTATGCGTGTTTTGAAACCGGATGGGGTTTTGATCTTCAAGTGGTCGGAGGTGCAGATTGAGGCTAAAAAAGTGTGGGAAGCAATCGGAGAGAAGCCACTGTTCGGGCACAGAAGCGGAAAAAAGGCAAAAACATTTTGGGGGTGTTTTATGAAATTAGGATTGCCGGGAGCACCGGAGGGAGGAGGCAAGCATGAGTAAAGCTGTTTTGATCAGCATTCGCCCGATGTGGTCCCAGAAGATCATGAGCGGGCAGAAGACCGTTGAGGTGCGTAAGACGCGCCCGAAGATGGATACGCCGTTTAAGTGCTATATCTACTGCACAAAAGCAGAAGAGCGGCTTGCTTTCATCCTGAAAGATGGGGATGAAAATTACGGGGAGATTTATCACGGCAAGACGGTTTTTGGCAAGGTGGAAAAGGGTTCAGTATGCGATATGTGGGGCAAGCGGCAGAAGGTCGTCGGCGAGTTTATATGTGATCGTGTGACAGATCTTTTCGCGAATAGCCGCTTTTGGCTGAACGAAGATGATATCTTGCGCACGTGCCTAACTGCCGATGAAATTCGAGCGTATGCAAATGGCGCGAATGAGTTATATGGCTGGCACATCTCCAATCTCAAGATTTACGACACCCCGCGAGAACTGCGGGAATTTTACGCTGTGCCAAATGAGGTAGAGGTAGCGCTCAAGGCAAAACCCAAGCCGGTCACCCGCCCGCCGCAGAGCTGGCGGTATGTGGCAGAGGAGGCGTGATATGGAGAAACGACAGTGCTGCGGCTGCGTCCACGGTATCGACACAGATGTCAACTCCATTGGAGAGCGGGTCGTCTACTGCGAACTGAGAGCGGAGTGGATGAATGTAGCCCTCGGTGATTGCCTTGGAAACTGTGAAAGCGAGGAGGAAGAACTATGGAACGACTGACAAGTCCTAATATCAACGTAGACTCGGGCACCGACAGATTTCTGCACGCCACGATCGGCGGCAAGGAAATCGACTGGAAGCAGAGCCGGGACAGCACGCTCAACGTGCTGATCAACGGCCCAACGAGCAACGGCTTTGGCAAGGACATTTTCCGCAAGATGGCCCGCGATCTGTACGGACGGCTGAAAGCCTACGAGGACACAGGATGGACACCGGAGATGCTGCGTAAGATGGGCGAAAATGCTGGGCATCTGTGGGATTTCGCGCAGGCTGCGGAAAACATGACGGTCGGACGGTTGAAAGAGCTTGCCGAGGCCGACAAGGACGGGCGCGTGGTCGTGCTGCCGTGCAAGGTGGGAGATACGGTGTGGTTTAAGACATACAAAAATAACGCGCGAGATTGCATTGGCGTGCAACCACATGAGGTTACAAGAATATCAGCAAGCATCATTGTTCCGGGGGAAATTGTGGATATCGGTATCCCTGTGGACCAGATCGGTGTGAGAGTATTTTTGAGCGAGACCGAAGCGGTTGCGGCTGACGCGAAACCTCCGGCTGGAAATTCCATTTTGGAAGTTTAGGAGGCGAAGCAGGATGGAACGGATGACAAGCCGAGATGAGGATTGCGTGCTGGTAAACGGTCACGCGCTGGGTTATGCGACGATCGGCGAACTCGTCCAGATGGCGGAACGTCTCGCAGCGTATGAGGATATGGACAGTAAGCGGCTCAGACCGGGCGATACGGTTTGGCTGTCTAAGATGTTTTACACGCGCCCCAAAAAGCCCGTGCCGGTCACGGTAGACGCAATCCGTATTGACGTCAACGGAACAACGTACATAACCGGGCGGAAGAGATTCTGCGAGGAAGCAATCGGACGAACGGTGTTTTTGACAGAGGAAGCCGCCAGAAAGGCTTTGCAGGAAATGGAGGGCAAGAAGGATGGCAACGAAACGAGTATGTGACCGCTGCGGGGCGGAGATAAACCCCACAAGCTCTGCGACGTATGTAAACGTACGAAGCGCGTTCCATGAGAAATCACCTGATATTGAGCTTTGCTGCTCCTGCGCGATGCAAATCAAAGAATGGCTTAAGCCGCGTGTAGAGGAGGGCAAGTCATGACCAGAAAACGCGCAAGAAAGATACTCATGTCCATCGGCACGAGCCGAAACCATGCAAACTGGGGGCTGACGGCAAAGCCGCGCTGGAAGACAAACGCCGGTGTGGTAGAGGATACGCTGACGATTACCCTGTACGCGAAGCTGCTGCGGAAGAAAATGGACGAGGGCGGAATAACAAAGGAATCTGCACTCCACGCGGGAGAGATGAAGGCAAGTGAACTTTGGTTGAGGGAGGTAAACCATGCCTGACGAATACATAAGCCGCGAGGCGGCGCTGAAAGATTTTGAAGCCAGCAACGCTCACAATCAGTACTGGACGCCTCCGCGGGTAAAAACGCTCCTGCTGCGTCAGCCCGCCGCCGACGTTGCGCCGGTGGTGCGGTGCAGGGACTGCAAGCATCGGACGGAATATGGAAACTGCGGGCATCCACGGCAAAAAGGTGTTTTGCCATCGGCATATCCATACGATTTTTGCAGCTACGGAGACCGGCGGGTTGACCATCTTGCATTGGAAGCGGAAACCACGCAGATCATTGACGGATGCTGCACCGCCTGCGGTGCATTTATGGACTGCTGCGAAGCGGCAGAATATAAGTTTTGCCCGTATTGCGCGAAACGGATAGTATGAAAGGCTTGCGGTTTGCTCGTGGGAGCGCGAAAGGAGGAAAGCTGATGCAGGATTGCTGCTTGACTTGCAAGAACCTGGAATACAGAAAGAACTACGTTTATCCGTACCGGTGCTTGAAACACAAGGCGGAACGGTTCTCGGAGAAGGAATTGGAACGGAGGTTCTTTTCCGGAGAGGAATGCAAAGACTTTGAACAAAGGAGGTGGCCTGATGGGAACGATTCTGGCGATTGACCCCGGCAATACCAAATCTGGATATGTCATCGTTGAGCACGATGGCGAAGAAATTCGCCGCGTGCTGGAGGCCGGGAAGATCGAGAACAACGTGCTGCTGCCGCTGATCGCGCAGAAGCTTTACGGGAACGGCTATGACGTTGCAATCGAGATGATCGCGGGCATGGGCATGACGGTAGGCCAAGAGGTTTTCGATACCTGCGTCTGGATCGGGCGGTTCTGGCAAACCGTGTTGTGGCAGACTGGATATGGGCCGACGCGGATATTCCGCCGGGAAGAAAAGCTGGATCTGTGCGGTTCGCTATCGGCCAAAGATGCAAACATCCGGCAGGCCCTCGTCGACCGCTACGCGCTCGGCCAGCCGAATTTCGGCAAGGGCACGAAGAAAGACCCCGGTTTCTTCTACGGTTTCTCAGCAGACATGTGGGCGGCTATGGCGGTAGCTGTGACGTATTTCGATAAGTACATCAAGGGGGTAAAGCTATGAGCAAGACGCAGCGCAAGCCGCCAAGACCGCCGATGCAGCTGATGTGCGATGCCTGCGGGAAAACGTTTATGCGGGCTCCGTCAAAGTACAAGGCAAAATACAACTTTTGCAGCGAGGCGTGCGCCTGGGCGGCACATGGGAAAGCTGTGATGGGCCGGGCGGAGCGCGTGCAGATCCTGATTACACGATCAATCCCGGTATACCCGGAAATGCGGCCCGTTCGCGGGCGGATATATCCTGCCGAGAAATACAAATACAGGACAAACCGGACGGGCTACGTCGTCGAGGTGGGCGGCAAACGCGTATGTGTGAGGGTGGACGAATGCAGGGAAATCTAGGGCTTACACCGGTGCAGGCTCCGTGCAAAGGCTGCGCGGACAGGCACACCGGCTGTCACACGGACTGCACCCGATACATAGCATTCCGCCGGGAAGCGGACAGATACAAGCAGGAGCAATCGAAGGACGCAGCGAGATATGCAACGACACGGGGCTGTATGCGGACGCTGCACGATGCGAACCGCGCAAAGCGGGAAGGGAGGCAACATTACTGATGAGCACGCCGCGATACGGCTGGTGGGCCTATGCGAAATGGATGATTCGCAGCTATAAGGGCGGCGGGCTGATGACGAGGGCCGAGCGCGCTGCCGTTGAGGATGCAATCGCAGAGACGGAACGGCTCGCTGACGGCGTGGAGCGGCTGCGGCTCATAGACTTGGTTCTTTGGAAGCGGACGCATACCCTGCAGGGCGCTGCGATGGCGGTTTATGTATCCGAACGCACCGCGCAGGAATGGCACAGGCAATTTATTCGCCTTGTGGGGCAAAAAAGAGGGCTTTTATGAAAAAGTCTGCGTCCCAGAGCCAAATTTAACATTTACTATAAGGGCGTAGAGATCAACTCTACGCTCTTTTTCATCGGCACCGCAGCGTTCTGCGGAAACCTCCTCCTCCTGTTCTCGTGTTCTCCGGTGTGAATAAATATATTTATTCACACACGGAGACACGAGAACGAAAGAACGAGGCAGAAAGGAGCGGCTATGGCGAGTTTGCGCGCCCTTGCACACAAGCTGCAAACAGCGCTCTTGTACAACGGAACCAAAATAAAAATCAATCAAATGCAGACCTATTCCGCGAAAAATGACAGGATGGTGACGAAATACATGGTTTACGAATACCGACCTGATGAAAAGCCGAAGAACGTCATTCTGCTGGAAACGTACCAGATTGCGGATGTGGTGAAGCTGCTGGCCGGACTTTACAGCGATGGCGGATGAAAAGCTTACGCCGAAGCAGAGACGATTCTGCGAAGAATATCTGAAATCCGGGAACGCGACAGAAGCAGCGAAAAAGGCCGGGTACAAAGAAACATCATGCAGAGTGATTGCGGCAGAAAACCTATCAAAACCAGCTATTTCTGCGTATATAAAGCGCAGGCTGGACGAACAGGAAGCGGCGCAGGTTGCGGATTCAAACGAAATTCTGAAATTTTACACTGCGGTCATGCGCGGTGAGATCAAAGACCAGTTCGGCATGGACGCATCTCTATCCGACCGGCTGAAAGCCGGTGACAGCCTTATGAAACGCTACGCAGCTGCTTCCGACCGCAACAGGACGACAATGGAGAAGCTTGATTCGATGCTGAAGGAGTTCCAAGATGCTGTTAAGTCCGAAACAACGTGAATTTGTAAAATACGGGACGCATCGATGGAACTTCAAGGGCGGAGCCACCAGAAGCGGGAAGACTTACCTCGATTTTCGATGGATCATACCGATCCGGATTCGTGAGCGAATCGGGAAAGATGGTCTGGCCGTCATTCTCGGCGTAACAAAATCCACGATTGAGCGAAATGTGCTGGAGCCGATGCGGAACCTGTATGGCGATATGCTTGTCGGAACAATCTCCAGCGACAACACAGCGTGGATTTTCGGGGAAAAGTGCTATTGCCTCGGTGCGGAAAAGGTTTCTCAGGTTTCAAAGATCCGCGGCGCGTCGATTAAATATTGCTACGGCGACGAGGTCGCGGACTGGTCGGAAGAAGTCTTCGCGCTGCTAAAAAGCCGTCTTGATAAGGAATACTCCTGTTTTGATGGGACGTTCAATCCGCAATATCCTGACCACTGGCTGAAAAAATTCCTTGATAGCAACGCGGACATTTTCAGCCAGACATACACAATAGACGACAATCCGTTCCTGCCGGAATCTTTTAAAGAAAATCTGAAAAAAGAATACGAAGGGACGGTTTATTACGACCGCTACATTCTCGGCCTCTGGAGAATCGCCGAGGGTCTGGTTTACCCGATGTTCGACCGCGAACGCAACGTCACAAGCGAGCGGGGCGGGCCGGGGCGGTACTGGATCTCATCGGACTACGGCACACAGAACCCTACCGTCTTTGCATTGTGGCGAGAATATGGCGGCAAGGCCGTCATGGAGAAGGAATATTACCATAGCGGACGCGAGAGCGGGCGACAGAAGACCGACGAAGAATATTATCAGGATTTAGAGGCATTCGCGGACGGATACCGCATTGAGCGTGTCGTGCTCGACCCATCGGCAGCGTCCTTTGCCGAGTGCATCCGGCGGCACGGAAAGTTTTCTGTATGGAAAGCAAACAACGCCGTGCTGGACGGCATTCGCTTCACGGGGGCCTGCATCAAAAGTGGCATAATCAAATTCCATGAGAGTTGCAAAAACGCGTTTCGGGAATTTGGCCTTTATAGCTGGGACAAAGACGCAGGCGAAGACCGCGTGATAAAAGAAAACGACCACGTGTGCGATAGTATCCGATATTTTTGCATGACCGTTTTGAGGAGAGAAATCAAGAAATGAGCCTTTTGACAAACATTCGAGGGTGGTTCCGGAATATGCTTTTCCCGCAGGCAGTGGCCGAGCGGGAATTCGGCGTATCTCCGGCAGTCAGCCCGAAGATGGAGCAGAATATAAGCCTCTGGTACGCGATGTTTATTGGAAATCCACCCTGGCAGACGTGCGATGTCATTGCTGTCGGGATTCCGGCAGCGATCTGCCGGGAGATTGCACGACCGACGCTGGCCGAGCTGACGGCCAACATCACCGGCAGCGCCCGGGCGGATTATCTGAAAGAGTGCTTTGAGCGGGCGGAAGAAAATTTCCACAGCGCCTTAGAGCTGGGACTTGCGCTCGGCGGTGTGGCATTTAAGCCGTATATCTACGGCGAGCAGCTGCTGGTCGACGTGACCGGCGCGGCAGCATTCCAGCCGACGAAATTTGATCCTGCCGGGCGCTGCATCGGAGGCGTCTTCCGGGACAAGCCCGCGAAAGTGGGCGGGAAGTATTATATCCGCCTCGAATCGCACGAGCTGGACGGCACGACCTATACGATCCGCAATAAAGCATATTACAGCGACGCCTCCGGCACGGTCGGCGCGGAAGCACCCCTGAATGCCGTCCCGGAATGGGCGGACATTCAGCCGGAAATCACGATCCAGAATATGAGCGGGCCGCTCTTCGCGTACTTCCGCCCGCCTGCGGCCAACACAACGGACGCAAACAGCCCCTGCGGAATGTCCGTCTACGGAGACGCGGCTACTGTGCAGCTGATCAAGCAGGCCGATGAGCAGTGGGAGCGCCTGCGCTGGGAATACCGCTCCAGCGAGCGCAAAGTCCTGATGGATGGCACGAGCTCGACTGCGGATATGTTCAACAAGCGTATGTTTGAACTAGGACCGTTCTCCACTAGCGGCGAATTCTTTCAGTACATCGAGCCGCAGATCCGCGACGAAGCAATCTACCGAGGTTTCCAGAATACGCTTCGCCGTATCGAGTTCAACGTCGGATTGGCTTATGGAGATATTTCCGATCCGCAGACCATCGAGAAGACGGCGACGGAGATCCGCAACAGTAAGCAGCGCAAATATGTGCTGATCGACAGCATTCAAACGGCGCTTGAACATACGTTTGACAGTCTGCTCTACGCGCTCGATACATACGCGACGCTCTACAACCTTGCGCCTGCCGGGACGTACAACGCCGATTACAGTTGGGGCGATTCCATCCTTGAAGACGCTGAGAAGAAGGAACAAGAGCGGGCAAACGACCGACTTGACCTCGCTGACGGAATTCTGAACCACTGGGAATACCGAGCAAAATGGTACGGCGAGGACGAAGCGACTGCAAAGGCAATGCTTCCGCGGGCGCAGGACATGGTAACTGAACAGCAACAGGAGGTAGAGTAATGGGCGGTAGAGGCGGAACTGGTGGCGGCATTGGAGCCGGAGAATTTGGGCGTGGGCGCGGTATGAGCCTTGCGCGGTTTTTGTCACAGCAGGATATTAACCGAGCAAACGCTGCGTCTGTCACTGATATGGGCGATATTATCAGGCGCACATTTGAGCGCAACGCTGCTGAAATCAATGGGCTTGAGCTGTCGGACGCTGAAAAGAAAGACGCCGTAAAGCAGATGGCAACTCTCGCAACAACGGCACTAAAAACGGCGGCAGGAGCAGTCAATCCTTATGCAAGCGGGCCTGCGCGCCTGACAACGGCGCAGAAAACAGGAAGCGCCGCAGACAGAGCTGCAAGAGCGCGCGGTGAAATGGATAGCTACATGCGGAAATTGCGTGACCAGTCCAGTAAAAACCGCAAAGCAGCAGAAAACAAGGCGTTTTCCAATGCCTTTGTAACAGCGCAAAAGTCCGGTGCGTTGGAAGTTACGGTAAACGGCAAGAAATACCGCAGAACTAACAAGCGCAGCGGTACATGGCGTCCGGTATGATTAACTTTGAAAATCTCGACAAGTTCACATTCCCCGGCGTTGGAAAGTACGACATTCCGCAGATCGAGCCGGTCAAGGCATATCCGCATGGCGAATTTATCCCTGTGAATTACCATTACACAGCAAAAGACCAGGCAAGCAAAATCGTTCATTTCTTTGTGGACGATTACCAATTCATTCGATATTGGAACACGCCGGACAAGTACATTCCGAAACTGTTGCAGTTTGCGGCGGTGTGTGCGCCGGACTTCTCCACATACACGGATATGCCGCTGGCGATGCAGATATACAACCATTACCGCAAGCATTGGTTGGCGGCATACTGGCAAATGCACGGCATGACGGTTTATCCAACGATTTCATGGAGCGACGAGCATAGCTATGATTGGTGCTTTGACGGTGAGCCTGTCGGTGGTGTGGTGGCTGTCAGCTCGGTAGGCACACAGCAAAACAAGGAAAGCAAACGCCTGTTTCTGCGCGGCTACGAAGAAATGATGAAACGACTATCCCCGGAATGGGTGATATTTTACGGCAAAGTGCCGGAAGAATGTGACTGGAACGTGATACGGGTAAAACCGCATTACGACGATATTGTGAAACGGAGAAGGGCGGTGATCGGATGAAGTACCCTTTTTAGCCCAGAACTATTAGACGCCATCCCGGAAGAGATTGCAGAGCTGTTCCGGACGCTGGAAGATACGCTGCTGGATGAGGTTTGTTCCCGGCTTAAAATTGCGGATCAGCTGAACGAAGTCACGGTGCAGGATATCCGGGCGCTGCGGTCGCACGGCATTGATCTCAAGAAGATCAAAAGGGCCATCCAGAAGACAGCGGACGTCAGCGAAGAAAAACTGAACAAGCTGCTCGACGATGTTGTGGAGCGCAACCGGCGATATTACAACGACCTTATTACGCTGGCCGATGTGACGAAGCCTGACCGGCTGGTAGACGCCTCCGATATCGACGCGATCCGCAGGCAGACGCTCGGAGAATTCCGAAATCTGACGCAATCTTTGGGGTTTTTAGTGGACAATGGCCAGAGAATGCTTCCGCCTGCACAAGCATATCAGTGGGCCCTAAATTCGTCAACGCTGCAAATTCAGAGCGGGGCGATCAGCTATAATCAGGCGATTGCCAACGCCGTCAAGCAGCTGGCAGAGAGCGGAATCAAAGTCGTAGACTATGAGAGCGGCCACACAGATCAAATCGACGTGGCCGCCCGCCGGGCCGTTATGACGGGCGTGGCGCAAATCTGCGACAAGTATTCCGACCAGTCGGCGGAATATCTGGATACCCGGTATTTTGAGATCACAGCCCACTCCGGCGCACGAGACAAGCCCGGCCCGTCCCCGTGGTCGAGCCACAAGGATTGGCAGGGGCGCATTTATTACAAAAGCGAGAACGGGGAGCCTGACCCGCTTGGACAGTACAAAGATTTTGTGGAAACGACAGGCTACGGCTATGTAGACGGCCTGACCGGCGCAAATTGCCGACACTATAAGCACGCCTATATCCCGGGCGTCATGGAGCCAACCTATTCCGAGGAGCAGCTGGAACACATTGATGATGGTCTCGGCTGCGAGTTTGACGGGAAGAAATATACCGCGTACGAAGCGACCCAAATGCAAAGACGGCTCGAACGGTCGATTCGCAAACAGAAGCGTTTGAAAAACGCCTATAAAGCATCCGGACAAAAGGACAAGGAGACCGCCGCAGCAGCCAAGCTGCGCCGCCTGAACACGAAATACCATGATTTCAGCAAGGCAGCAGGACTGCCAGAGCAGCCGGAGCGGACAAGGGTTCTGTATACAGACGCAAAATCCGAGGCTGCGGCCAGCAAAGCGAAAACGGTTGAGCGGGTGGAACCTCCGACCAACACAGAACCAGCAGAAAGCGCCGGCTTTCAGCCGAGATACACCGACGTAACGGAAAAGTGGCGCGCGGAGGCCACTCCGAACAGCCACACTGTACAGGACTTGCAGGAGTATACTGCAAACGGCGTTACATACAAGGTCGACGGGCATAATGTCGTGCTTGACCACACAGAGCACGAAAAAGAAATTGCCGGACTCCTTGAAAAGGAATTCGGCGGCGAAATTGGGCTAGTTCCGCGTGTCAATAATCCGCAGGGGGTGTCCACACCGGACTATATTTTCCGAGGGGAAGCGTATGACCTGAAAACGCTCGGAGAAAAAGCCGGGGGAAATACGATTTTCAATCGTGTGAAAAAGGCAGCCAAGCAGGGGCAGCGGTTTATTCTGGATGTCACCAAGACCACGCTTGACGAAAAAACAATAGATGCGCAAATTGAAAAAATATTTGCCAGAAAGGATACTGAGTGGGTTGATGAGATCATTGAAATCCGAAATGGAAAAGTGCAGAGAATCGTAAAAAGAAAATAAAAAAAGAAGCCGACACACCATCTCGCCCTTCTGGGAAGGGGTCGTGGACAGCGACCGGCTCTTATCTATTCTATACCACACTCTCACAAAAAATGCAAGGGGGGAAATTCAAATGGACAACTTCAAAGCGATTTATAAAATGCTGTCTGCGCTGGAACGCGCGATGGATCTTCCGGCGTTCAGCGTGGAGAGCTTCGGCCTGGACTCCATGCAGGTGTCCGGAGAACGTCTCTACAGGTATCTGGAAATGCTTCAGGACGCGGGGCTTATCAAGGGCGCGGAGCTTTATACCGACGTCACGGGCGAAATGCACCTGAGGAATGAGCGCCGGATTCAGATCACGCTGCAGGGGCTTGAATACTTGCAGGAGAACGCGATCATGAAGCGGATCTATAATGCCGCGAAGGGCATTGTAGACCTGATCCCGTGAGGAACGCCGTATGATCGACGAAAAACTGAAAGCCGCCATCGAGCGGGCGCTTGCCGCCGGATTCCGCGTCCAACTGAAACGCATGAAGGATGGGACAGTCAAGGCGCAGATCATCAAGGCGGAAGAGCTGAAAAAATAATACAGATACCGCAGCGCAATCGAGCGCGCGGAATGGCACGATGAGCCAACTACTGAGGTTTTCTTAGTAGTTGGCTCTTTTTGTTTTATCAAATCTTGACCGGCCCGAAGTCGCTAAACTACGGGGCAGCAGCGGACGCGACCCGCGAGAACAAAGCGAAGCTGTGAAGGAGAACCTATGAAGCGAGATTTTTTGGAAGGGCTGGGGCTTGATAAGGATACCGTAGACAAGATCCTTGACGAGAACAGCCGGGACATTGGACGGGAGAAGCAGAAAGCGGATCAGGCCAGAGAAGACCTGAATGCCGCCCGGCAGCAGCTGACCGACCGCGACAAGGATATCGAAGACCTGCGGAAGTCCAGCGGAGACGCTGAGAATTTCCGCAAGCAGCTCGAAGACCTTCAGGGCCGGTACACCAAGGAAACCGAGGATTACAAGGCGCAGCTCGCAAGCCGCGACTACGCCGACGCCATGACCCGCGCGATCACGGCCAAGGGCGTCAAGTTCTCTTCCAAAGCCGCAGAGAAAGCCTACCTTGCAGACCTCAAGGAGAAGCACCTTGAACTGAAAGACGGCGAGCTGACCGGCTTCGACGAGTGGCACAAGGCCCAGCTCGAAGCAGACCCGACCGCGTTCCAGTCCGGCAAGCCTGCGCCCACATTTGTCAAGCCCGTCGGCCAGGGCGGCGCACCGGCGGCAAAGAGCAAGGGCGCAATGTACGCGCAGCAGTTCAACGCGCAGTTTGCGCAGACACCAAACAAGGAGTGATTTGAAAAATGTCTATCGTTGTAAACACAAAAGCAGAAGTCAGGCCGAATTTCCTCGAAAGCGAAGTCGGCCTCGTCCTGAAAACCCGTGAAATCCCCGCGTCGATGGGCGTGCAGGACGGCAAGTACAAGATCGTAAAGGCCGGTACGCCGTTCCCGTCCGACAATTCGAACGCCGTCGGCCTCGTATTTGAGGACATCGACGTGACGGACGGCAATATGCCCGGCTCCGTGATGGTCGCGGGCCGTGTGCTGGCAGACCGCCTGTCGCTTGCATCCGCAGCCAAGACCGCGCTGTCCGGCAAGGGATTCACGTTTGTTGACGCGCCGGAGATCACGCGCGGCTATACCGTGACCTACGACAAAAACGACGGCAGCGGCACGCCGCCCGTCGACGAGAACGTCTACACAGAGGGCTCCTATGCCGACGTCTCGACCGAATATCCGCTGACCAAGAGCGGCAACACCCAGACCGGCTGGAGCACGTCTAAGGGCGGCGAAGCTGTTTCCAAGGTCGAAATGACCGGCAATGTGACCCTGTACCCCGTGTGGACTACGGCCTAAAGAAGGAGGAAAAACACCATGCCTGACATTCTTGAACTGATTTCCGACGCTGACCGTCTGGATTTCTCGCAGAACATTTCCGTCGCACGCCCGGCGTACCTCGGCGACCGGCTGTTCCCGGACCAGAAGACCGAAAGCCTCAAGGCCGAGTACCTGCGCCTCGCAAACGGCGCACAGATCCCCACGATGGCGACCGTCCACGCCTTTGACACCGAGGCCGAGATCGCCACGCGCCCCGCGCTCGAAAAGACAGAGGTTGAGAAGCTGTTTATCAAGCGCAAGATCAACCAGTCCGAGCGGGTGCAGCTGCTCAACGAAAACGGCGTATATGCCGACAACGCAATCGTGAGCTATGTCTTCGACGATATGCGCCTGATGGCCGATGCGGTCAAGGTCAGAACCGAAGTTGCAAAGATGGAAGTCATCGCGACCGGCAAGATGACCATCAAGGAAAACAATCTCAACATGACCGTCGATTACGGCGTTCCGTCCGCAAACACCGGCTTCAAGATCGACTTCGGCGCAGATGCTGATATCGTCGGCCAGCTTCAGGCCATCGCGGATCAGGCGGCGGCCTCCGGCCACGCCCTGAGCGAAATGGTCGTCGGTACGAAGATCCTGCGCAAACTCGCGTCCAACAAGGGCATTCAGACCCTCGTATACGGTACGGTCGGCGCTGGTACATACGTCACCACCGAGAAGCTGCGCAGCCTCTTTACCGAGCTGTTCGGCTTCGGCCAGATCACGACCAACGACCAGCGCTATAAGGCGCAGGCCGCAAACGGCGCGGAAAAGACGCATCGATTCTTCCCGGAGGACAAGGTTGCGTTCCTGTCCAACGGCACGGCCAATTCCTTCGGCGTTGGCCTGTGGGGCGTGACGCCGGAAGAAAAGGGCTATGGCCCGTACACCGACAAGAGCGCGCAGCAGTATATCACGATCACCCAGTGGGAAACGCCTGACCCGAAGACCACCTGGACAAAGGCAAGCGGCCTGTTTATCCCGGTAGTGCCCGATCCTTACGGCCTGTTCATCGGCGCGGACGTCAGCAAGTAAAATCGAGCCTCCGCGCCTGCATGACGGGCGCGGAGGCTGACCGGAAGGAGGGCGCAGCATGATCTACGCTGATTATGAGTATTACGCGACTGTGTACCGCGGGACGGCGCTGGATGAAGAGCAATTTTGCGGCCTCGCCCGCAAGGCATCGGCTTACGTAGACTACATCACCATGAACCGCGCGCGCTCCGCCGCCGGGGACAAGCTCGAAGCCGTCCAGAACTGCGTCTGTGCGCTGGCCGAGCTGGAGCAGGACGCTGGGAAGCTGGACGGTCTCGTCTACACGACCGACAGGCCCGTATCAAGCGAGACGGTCGGCGGCTGGTCGCGAAGCTTTGGTTCACGAAATCTGTCCCAGGCAGATATACAGCGGACAGAGACGCGCCGCCGTGAGATCGTGCTGGCGTACCTCGGGCCGACCGGATTACTCAAAGCGAGGGGGTATGGGCCGTGTCCATGTTCCCCCACACCGTAACCATCTACAACGTCTCGCAGGAGACAGACCCGGCGACATTCAAGGACGTGGAGAAAACCTACATCACCGTCCTGCGCGGCGTTCTGCTGGAAGCCTCCAAGGCGGCCAACGTCCGCCAGAGCGGGCTTGAGGGCGCGGATGCGGTGAATCTGTACATTCCGTTCTCTACGGTTGCTGTAGACGGCGTGACGGGCGCAGAAAAGCGCTACGTCGGCCCGCAAGAATTCTGGCGTGCAACTGATAAAAGCGGAATCTGGACGCTCTCCACGGACGGCAACGGCGGAACGACATTCTTTATCAAGGGTGAAGTCGTGGAGCCGGACAAGACCGAGCAGGCGCTTGAAATGCTCTATGACGACGTTTACAAGGTCACAAAGGTCGATATGAAGGACTTCGGAAGCCAGGACATGAGACACTTCGAAGTCGGAGGGGCCTAATATGCTGAAATTCAGCGTAAAGGCAGACGGCTTTGATGAATTGCATGAGGCAATCGCGCAGGCGTGTACCAAAGCGGAGCATATTGTCGCGCTTCAGGCAAGAAAGGACACAGCCCCGCATGTGCCATTCTTGACCGGTTCCCTCGACCGCAGAACACAGGTGGAAGGGAATGCGATCATCTATCCCGGCCCATACGCAAGGTTCCTGTACTACGGGAAAGTCATGGTAGACCCGGAGACCGGAAGCACCTACGCGCCGAAAGGCGGGACAAAGGTACTGACCGACAAAAATCTTGTGTTCAACACGTCAGGACACAATCAGGCGCAATCGCATTGGTTTGAGGCTTCAAAGGCCGAGAACCTCGACAAATGGATCCGTGTAGCGGATAAGGCGGTGAAGAATGGACTCTGAAAAGCAAAAAAGGCTGGTATCTGCGGAGGAAGAACAGGATATCTCCCGAAAGATGATGATCTGGGCAAATTCCTTCTCAGACGACGATATGCCGACCGCAACGATCAACTACGAATTCCTCGCCGCCGACTCGGCAAGCATGGCCCTGTCCGCCATTCAGGGCGCGTACATCACACGAAAATTCATCCTCGGCGGGCATGAGGCGGAATATCAATTCAAGATCATCGCCCGCATCAAGCCCGGAAACAGCAACGACAAGCGCCTGAAATGCGACGCCATGCTGAACCGCTTCGGGGATTGGGCCATGCAGAACCCGCCGGATTTGGGCGACGGGATGCGCGTCCGGCGCATGGAAGCTGTCAGCCGCTCGGCCCTGTTCGCCCGGTATGAGGACGGCACAGAGGATCATCAAATTCTAATGAAACTGACATATGAGGTGATTTAACTATGGCAAATAAATACACAATCGCGGCAAAAAACGGCGAGAGCGCAGTCCGTGAAATGCTGATTACCGCTCTGGACACCAGCGACAGCACCACATCGAAGTGGTCGGCGATGGGCGTCAAGGTGACGGAGAGCTCCATCAACTACGATTGGGGGCAGGAAACGAAGAAGGACATTCTGGGGCACGTGTACACGAACGCACAGACACCAGAAATGACACAGAGCTTTTCCGGCAGTGAGATTGTAGGCGGTGACGACGTGATGAACCATCTGCTCAATCTTGCAGTCGTGGAGAAGAACCATGCCGCTCTGGTAAATCAGAAATGCCTGATCATCCACACATACCTGCAGGACTCCGAAGGGAAGTCGTTTGCAGAGCAGTATGACGCCTGCGCGGTGCTCGTCACGACAGACGGAGGCGAGGGCGGCGGCGTTCTTGCTTCGGACATTGAAGTGACATACGGCGGAAACAGGACAACAGGAACCGCAGCGCGCGGTTCGGATGGAACCATCACGTTCACGCCGGATTCGGATTAAGGAGGCTGCATAAATGCCTGAAATCAAATTTGAAACCGGTATCGTATCGTTCAAGCTGAACGACGCGGCGGAAGTCTCCTTCAACCCGACCGACAGCGCATTTGTTGAACAGATATTCAACACGTTTGACGAACTGGACGGGAAGCAGGAGGCGTATAAGGCCGAGATTGACCGCTGCGCGGACAAGAAGGAGATTTTCGCCATTGCCCGCCGCCGCGACGCGGAAATGCGGGACATGATCGACGGCCTGTTTGCCAAGCCTGTCTGCGCAGACCTGTTCGGCACTATGAACGTCTACGCGCTGGCCGACGGCCTGCCAGTATGGTGCAACCTCATGCTGGCCGTGATCGATCAGATCGACACGAGCTTCGCGGCAGAGCAGAAGAAGACCAACCCGAGGATTGCGAAATATACAGATAGATGGAAAACGCGCAGGCCCCCTGTTCGCGAAATATATTGATAGATGGGGAAAGTGATCTATTCCCTGCCGACCTCTGTTGAGGTCGACGGAACAGAATACGCGATCCAATCTGATTACCGCGCAATCCTCGATATCCTCGTAGCCCTGACAGACAGGGAACTGGACGAGCGGGATAAGGCGGAAGCGGCGCTGACCATCTTCTATCCCGACTTCGAAGAAATGCCCGTCAGCGACTATCAGGAAGCCCTGAACCAGTGCTTCCGCTTCATCGACCACGGGCAGGAGAATCGAGAGAAGAGAAAGCAGCCAGAGATCATGTCATGGGCGCAGGACTTTGATCTCTATATTGCGCCTATCAACCGAATCGCGGGCTGCGAGGTCAGGGCGCTGGAATACCTGCATTGGTATTCGTTTCTATCGTACTATCAAGAAATCGGAGATTGCCTGTATGCACAGGTGGTTTCTATCCGCGATAAAAAGGCCAGAGGGAAGAGCCTCGACAAACAGGAGAGGGATTTCTACCGGCGCAACCGGGATATCGTCGATCTGAAGATAACATACTCGGAGGCCGAAGCCGACCTGCTTGCCGTATGGGGAGTCGGGACAAAAAACAGCCGCCCCGGTTAAGGGGCGGCAGCAGGAAAAACTTATTTTTTATACTCGAAAACGATTTCGCTACCCCAGAAGCTTGGAGAGAATCGAATCTCGATCTCACTCCAATCCTGCGGCGCTTCATATCCGACGACACCTTTCATTTTCTTCCCGGCGGCAATCGTGCCGTCAAGCTGCGGCTCGTCGGAACTCATCATGGCGGTGAGGCTGAGGCTGGTTGTATAGCCATCAATGTAGCTTTCGAATGAAAGCATGGTGCTGGACGCAATATCGCGGGATGAATTGTTTTCGATCTCGAATTCGCACAGAACAAAGACCTTTCCATCATCCGGCGAGACGTAATTTTGGCCGGAATTCTCGGTAACACTGAGCAACGTGACCGCCACGCCGTCTAGAACGACCTGATCCCCAACGCCAAATGTTTCAGGCCCGGAATCGGATTGCTGCGGCGGCTGCTGCGAAGAAGAAACTGAGGTTCCGACCTTTTCCGGCTTGTAGGACGATCCGCAGGAAGCAAAGGCCGCGCCAATAAAGACGAAAAGACAGAGGAATACGATTAAAGCCGTCAGGCAGCCGCTGGGGCGTTTCGCCTGCTTTTTGGTTTTTAGCCCGCCAACAACGTCAACGCGGTTCGAGGCGTTAATCTTGATGGTAAAAAACGCATTCTGTTGCCCTTCGGCAATGGTAAAGGATATGGTTTTATCCAGACGGCGATACCGGTAAAAAGAAAGTTCGTGCTGGCCCGGAGCGGCCACGGCTCGAAGTTCTTCACCGTTTTTCAGCGTGCCGACATCACAGCCATCCAATGCAACGCCGACGGTCAGGCCAGAACCGTAAAAAGAATTGTCCCGGCTGATTTGGATAATGCAATCACTCATATTTCTTCCCTCCTTACTTGGAAGATAACACAAATAATAACAAAAATCAACCGAAAAGGTGGTGAAAATATGGCAGATGGGAAAATTGTGGTCACCGTCGACGCGGACGCAAAAAAGGCGCAGAAGGAGCTTGATACGCTGTCCGCGAAAATCGACAAGATGGAAGCCAAGCTAAACGAGGGCACCGGCACGCAGAGCGGGATAAAAAAGGAACTCGACGCAGCGCTTCAGGCCGCAAAGCAGACGGAAGACGCGCTGAAATCGCTCCGCTCGGAGGCTGACCGCCTTAAGGGCATCACGTCCGGAAGCGCTTCGGCTAATCCAGCGGAGTACATAGACGCTTATTCTCGGCAGGCGGAGGTTGCTGCGCAGATCAAAGAGCAGGAACAGCTGCTGGTGCAGCAAAACAAAACGGCGGAAAAGCTCGGGAGTCAATATGCAAAGATCACCGACAAGGTGATAAACCAGACCGCTGCGCTTGACGCTGCAAAGACCAAAGCCGGAGAGCTGGTGCAGCAGATCACAAATGCAAGCGGAGCCTCGGCTAAAATGGCGGAAGTATCGGCAAGCGTCGAAAAGAGCATGAACAAATTCGGAAGAAGATTAAGCGGGGTACTAAGGAGCGCGCTGATCTTTACCGTCCTGTCCCGCGGCCTTTCGCAGCTGCGCAGCTGGCTTAGCGAGACGATCAAGAAAAGCGACGAAGCGCGCGCGGCAGTTGCCAGGCTGAAGGGCGCTCTGCTCACGCTTGCGCAGCCAATCATGAAGGTGGTTATTCCTGCTTTTATCCTTCTTGTGAACGTGCTGACTCGAATTGTAAACGCGCTTGCAACACTGGTTTCGAAGCTGTTCGGAACGTCTTTTCCGAAATCTGCGGCGGAAGCCGCTGCGGCATATGGAGACGAGGCGGAAGCAATCTCCGATGTGGGAGACGCAGCAAAAAAAGCAGGGAAAAGCATGGCGTCGTTTGACGAAATCAACCAGCTTTCGAATGATTCCGGAAGCAGCGGCGGCGCAGGAGCGGGTGGCGGAATCGGATCCGATACAATAGCACCCGATTTCAGCGCCATGATAAAGGATCAGCTGACATCAATTACAGAATTGTTTGTGGGCGCGGCATTGCTTGCGCTTGGCGCAATTCTCACGTTCAGCGGCGCGAACATCCCGCTTGGAATAGCGCTTATGGCAGTTGGCGCGCTGGCGGTGTGGGACGCGGTAAGCAATCACTGGGGAGAAATCGCTGGAATCCTGCAAGGGCAAGTCGGACTTATCACGGCGATTGTAAGTACTGCCTTGCTTGCAATCGGCGCGCTCCTTGTCTTTTCTGGCGCAAACATTCCGCTTGGCCTCGGACTGATGATCGCCGGTGCGGTCGGCCTTGCGGCCACTGTGGCGGCAAACTGGGGCTCAATTACAGAAGCGCTGCAAGGGCCCATCGGAATCATTACGGCAATCGTAAGCGGGGCGCTGCTTGTTGTCGGCGCGATCTTAGCGTTCAGCGGCGCAAACATTCCTATCGGCATTGGGCTGATGGCGGCCGGGGCGGTCGGTCTCGCTGCGGTAGCGGCTGTTAACTGGGACACGATCACGGCGGCCCTGCGGGGCCCTGTCGGAAATATTGTAGCGATTGTGGGTGCGGCATTGCTTGCGCTTGGCGCAATTCTCGCATTCAGCGGTGCGAATCTGCCGCTCGGTATCGGGCTGATGGTTGCAGGAGCGGCAGGGCTTGCAGCAACAGCAACTATCAACTGGGATACGATCAAAACAAAACTGCAAGGGCCGATAGGGAAGATCACCGCGATTGTCAGTGCGGCGCTGCTTGCGGTCGGTGCGATCCTTGCATTTACAGGCGCAAGCCTTCCGCTTGGAATCGGGCTGATGGCTGCTGGCGCAATCGGACTTGCAGCAACGGCGGCTGTCAACTGGAATACGATTCAGGAAAAAATGAAAGGGCCGCTTGGCAAAATTACTGCAATCGTTGGCGGCGCGCTCCTTGCGCTTGGCGCGGTTCTCCTGTTCACAGGTGCAGGAATTCCGCTCGGGCTTGGACTTCTCGCAGCGGGCGGCGTAAGCCTGGCTGCGGCTATTGCGCCGAACTGGGATTTTATTGTCAGCAAGGTAAAAGATTGCTGGGGCAAAATCAAAGATTTCTGGAAGAAGAACATTGCGCCTGTATTCACAGGCGAATGGTGGGCCAATCTTGCGAAAAACGCCATGAACGGCCTGATTGCCGAAATCGAGAGTGGGATCAATCGCGCGCTTGGCGGTTTGGGCGGCCTTGTGAACGGGGCGATTAGGCTGCTGAACAAGGTTCCGGGCGTAGACATTGGAAATGTAAGCTGGGGAAATGTCCAACTCCCCCGCCTAGCCTCCGGCGCGGTCATCCCGCCGAACCGGGAATTCATGGCCGTCCTCGGCGACCAGAAGAGCGGGACGAACATCGAGACGCCGCTTTCCACGATGGTGCAGGCATTCAAACAGGCCATGACCGAGACCGGCGTAGCGGGAAGCAGACAAATGACGGTTATCTTCCAGCTTGACCGGCGTGAGCTTGGCCGCACGATCTATCAGCTGAACAACGAAGAGACGCAGCGCGTCGGCGTGAAGCTTGCGGGGGTGAAGACATGAGAAGCGCACTGAGCCTTGACGGCAAGGCGTATTTCAATCTCCACGTCGTGAGCTGCAAGCGGACGTTCTCCGTCCTCGACGGCGACAACGCTGGGCGCGTTATGACCGGCGCGATGACCCGCGATATCATCGGAACGTATTACAATTACAGGTTGGAAATCGACCCTGTATCCTCAGATCCGGAGGAATACGACGATTTTTATGAGAGCATTTCCGCGCCCGTCAACAGCCACGTCCTGACCGTCCCATACGCGCAGGGAACCGTGACCTTTGACGCTTACGTGGCAAACGGCGACGACGAGCTTGCCGGGAGCTACGACGGGCGCAATGATTGGGGCAATCTGACGATCAATTTTGTCGCCATGAAGCCCAAGAGGACGCCGGTATGAGTGTACGCGTGATCTATGAGGACGTAGCGGTAGGCGCAGCAGCGGCGGCAAGCATTGCAAGCACCGCTGCGCAGCCCTTCTCCGACCTTCCGGAACTGCCGTATGGCACAGAGTCGGTGATCGTCGCAACAAACGAGCTGCACCAGTGGGTGCTGGACGGCTCCCGCCCGATCCTCACGACCGAGCGGGCGGCCTTCTGGTCTGCCGAGCCGAGCAAAGCAGACTGCACCTTCGACGCAAACCCGACGCTGACCATCACGCTGGACGGCACGTTCGCAAGCTCCGGCATCTTCCTATACTTCGACGGCGGTATCGGCGATTATTGCAGCGCCCTGACCATGACGTGGTACAACGGCGAGACAACCGTCGCGACGCAGGACTTCACGCCGGACGGCCAGAAGTATTTCTGCGCAAAGCCTGTCTCCGGATACAACAAACTCGTGATCGAGCTGAAAAAGACGAGCCTGCCGTACCGGTACGCGAAACTCAGACAGATCTTCTTCGGCATCGTCCGGGAATTCGAGCGGGAGGATCTGCGCAGCGTCAACGTCACGGAGGGGATCAGCGTGATATCTGACGATGTGGAGATCAACACGCTGGATTTCACGCTTGACAATTCGGACGATATCGATTTCATCTTCCAAGAGAAGCAGCCCGTCAGCGCATACGACGGCGCAAAGCTGATCGGCGTCTTTTACATCAAGAGCTCGTCCCGGTCGAGCGCCCGGCTCTATGATGTCTCCTGCCAGGATGCACTCGGCATTCTGGACGATGAGCCTTTTGCGGCGGCAATATATAGCGAGAAAAACGCAAAAGAGCTGATAAGCTCGATCCTTGGCACGCATTTCACGCTGGATTTTGACGCGGCGCTGGAGAACGAGACAGTAACGGGCTATATCCCGGACTGTACCAAGCGCGAGGCGCTTCAGCAGATCGTCTTTGCCCTGCGCGCGACCATCGACACAAGCGCGTCGCGCGGCGTGCGCGTCCGGAGGCTCACAGCGGCCTCTCCTGCCACGATCCCACTTGACCGGACATACACGGGCGGCAGCGTTGAAACGGCGGCAGCGGTCACGGAGATCCGCGTGACGGCACACAACTATTCGACGTCCGGAAGCGGAGAGAGCGTGGAGGTCGGCGGTACGACCTACTATCACACGACGTCGGTCACGTCCAAGACCAATCCGAACGCCACCACGCAGACCAAGCCGAACGTCATCGAGGTGCGCGACGCTACGCTGGTCAACAGCGACAACGTTGCCGCCGTCGCGCAGCACGTCTTTGACTACTATATGCGCCGTCAGACGCACAGTGTCAAAATTATCGTGGACAAGGAAGCCCCGGGCGATTACGTGCAGACCACAACGCCGTGGGGCACGAAGATCACCGGAACGATCACCAGTATGGACATTCGCCTCAGCGGAATCGCGGCGGCAGAATGCAAGATTATCGGCACATAGAACGGAGGTGCGGCATTTGGTACAGGGAGATTCGTATAACCTTAGTGTTACCATCAAGAATAAAGGGCAGCCTCTGGACGTTGCAAGCGTTGAAAAGGTGGAAATTTCTCTGCTTTATCTGCAAAAGAGCTATCCGGGAGAGATCGGATACGAGGACGGAAAGTTTCTGTTTCCCCTCACCCAGCAGGAGACCTTTCGGCTCCCGAAGCTCTGCCAGATGCAGGTGCGCGTGAAATTCAAGAGCGGTGACGTGATTGGCTCGGAGATCAAGCAGATCGACGTTGCGCACGCGCTTTCAAAGGCGGTGTTGTGATGGGCGGCATTGAATTTGAACTCAAGAACCGCGATCCGATCGACGTTTCCTTTAACGTTTCCGTGCGTGCTGGCGGCTGCTCTGGCGGCGGAGGCATTGCATCGGCGCAGATCGATGAGATCCGCGTGCTGAAAAAATCGGACTATGACGCGCTGGACAAAAAGGACGCGCGGACACTGTATCTGTTGGAGGGATAACATGCTGGCAGTTGGAATCAAACGCATTCTGGAGCTGTTCATCGGCTCCATGGGCATCAAATCCGCCCGCTTGGGCACAGAAACCATCTACGAAAGGCCTGGCGGCTTTTTGTACATCGAACTCACAAGCGAAGAAAGGGGATAAATCCAGATGGCAAGTTTTTTCAATCTGACACTTGATACGCTGGCACCTGCCGGCCTATCGCTGATCCTGAACGACGGCGCGCAGTACGCGACCAGCGCGACCGTCACCGCGAAGATCTCAGTCACCGACGCCGCGACGACCGGCTACCAGATGAAGATCTGGGGCACAAAGGCGGCGGCAAAGGAAGCAGATGCGTCGTGGGAGACGTTCGCCGCAACAAAATCCATTACGCTCCCGGACGGCGACGGCCTGAAGACGATCTATGTAAAGGTGCGCGACGACGTCGGCAACGAATCGACTGCGGCCAGCGACTCCATCACGCTCAACACCTCGATCCCCGCCGTGACCATCACCGGCCCCGACAAGAGCCGCATCTCCAAGGTCACGGGCTACGACGCGGCGGCCTTCTCCTTCGTCTGCGACGTAGACTTCGAGGAATACACCGTCCGCGTCGTTCCGGCGACGAGCAGCCTGCACACGGCGGGCACCCAGATCCCGACGACGGGCGGCTCCACCAACGTCAGCGGCACGGCGGGCGGCTACAAGAAGAACACCGCCATCAACGTCACCGTCAAGGGCGCGGATCTCGAAGCAGCGTCCTCCGGCGACGGCGTGAAGATCGTGAAGGTCTTCGTCAAGAACGCCGCCGGGACGTGGAGCGCAGCCTAATGGCCGCGCCGGAGTTGACCTTCTCCATCACCGGAAACAAGATATCGGCAGTCTCGGGATTCGACTCGATCACCGTCACATTCTCGTCGGACATCGCCTATACGGCTTTTGAGTGCCGCGCGACGAAGTCCGGCGAGGATTGGGGCCGCGGGAAGGGCGCTTTGATCGCGTCCTTCTCCCAGACCCCGGCGGGCACGCAGCGCACCTTTGAGGTATACGACGATTTTCTGCTTTCCGGTGATGGGGAATACCGCATTTCGCTGTTCGCGCAAAGCGCGGACGGCAGCTGGAACGACAACTACGGCTTTATCCCGCTGGGAGAGTCGCAGGCGCTGAAGACCGCGGACGGCGAGGATTTTCTGTGTATGAAGGAGTGATCGTATGGCTTACAACAGCCAGTTTACCGGCGCGCAGATCGACGAGGCTATCGCCGACGTGCGCAGCAACAAAGACGCGTGGAACGGAAAGCAAGATGTGATCCTCGCCTCCGGTGCGGCCGTCGGGGACCTGATCAAGGTCAAGGCGGTGGACGCCAGAGGGAAGCCGACGGCGTGGGAGGTGGCCGCGGCTGGCACGGATTATCTAACGGAAGCGCCCGTGACGAGCGTGAACGGGAAAACAGGAGCTGTCAAGGTTCGCGAAGTGCCGTCTGTCACCGCCGCTGATAATGGAAAATTTCTGCGGGTTGTTTCCGGTGCGTGGGCGGCGGTAGAGATCGCAAACGCGAATGGAGGGAGCTTCTGATGGCTGAATATTTGACAAACACAACCGACCTAACAAAGGTTGCGTCAGCTATCCGGGAGAAAGGCAGCACATCTGACCCGCTGGTCTACCCGGACGGATTTGTGACAGCCATTCAGGCCATTCAGACTGGCACAGAACTGCAAATCATTGTAACTGTGAAATCTGGTGCAACCGTTACTGCTACAAAAGGAAGTCTGTCTGTGAGCGGTACATCGATCAATGGAACGTGCACGCTTACCGTACCGGAAGCCGGAACATGGAGCGTATCCGCGACGCTGGACGGGAAAACATCTGACACAAAAGCCGTAACTATCACGGACAGTTACGCGGTGTCGCTTAATTTTGTATATCCGACACTGAATAAAAATACTTGGGAAACAATAAAAGATATA